TCAAAATCCAGTAACATTACATAATGCCGCGGTGAGAGCCATCAGTACATACATTGATAAGTTAAACAAACAGTTTGATGAACTGTCTGTCAAGGTTAACAGTCCGCAAACCGATAACCAAAAGTTACTTGAGTTGAAATCTGAGATGTTTGAATTTAATACGGCATATGAAGAACTGATGAATGAAAAACATTATTATGAATTTGCAGGTTCTCTGTTGAAAGATACTGGTATCAAAACCAAAATCATTAAACAATATTTGCCTATTATGAACAAGTTAATTAACAAGTACCTCACTGCGATGGACTTTTTTGTTAACTTTAACATCAACGAAAACTTTGAAGAAACAATTAAGAGTAGGCACCGTGATGAATTCTCTTATGCCAATTTCTCCGAAGGTGAGAAGATGCGTATAGACTTAGCACTACTTTTTACATGGCGACAAATTGCCAAGTTAAAGAACTCTACCAATACAAACCTATTGATACTAGATGAGGTGTTTGATTCTAGTCTTGATACAGTTGGTACAGAAGAATTTTTAAAATTGATACATGAGATGGGACAAGACACAAATGTGTTTGTTATTTCTCACAAAGGCGACCAGTTATTTGACAAATTCAGGTCAGTAATCCGGTTTGAGAAAAAAGGTAACTTTAGTAGGATAGCAAAATGAGTACAGATGATAACATAGTTTTATATGACACGGCCGAAAAGGTAAAGATTCCAAAACCAGTAGAAGTAGAAATTGAAACATTTGATTTGGTTGATGGTTCACATCCAGCTCTACATAAAGTTTTACCAGAATTTGATTTTGAAAATGCAACAATTAATCCGAATGACTTTGCTTCCTCACTTGTTGAAACCTGCAAATCACAAAATGGTCTAGGTTTATCCGCCAATCAATGTGGATTTGAACACCGTGTATTTGTGATGGGAGCTAATGATGATTTTATTGCCTGTTACAATCCAAAAATAATTGAACTGGAAGGTGAAACACACATGGAAGAAGGTTGCCTAACTTTCCCATTGTTGATGTTGAGGGTTACCAGACCGAAAAAGATTAAGGTGGAATACCAAGATTTCACAGGTGAGAAAAGAGAAGCAACTTTTGATGGCATAAGTGCAAGATGTTTTCTCCATGAGCTTGACCATATGAACGGGATAGTGTATACTAGTCGTGTAAAACCTTTGGCATTTCAGTTTGCTTTGAAGAAGCTTAATAAGATTCGCCGAAAGTATTTTAATCCTAAAGTTATGGCACAACTAGCAAAACAACAAGTTAATGGCAACTAAAAAAGAAATACCTCCTGTTGATGAACAATGGCGTCTATGGCAAATTCAAAATGAACCAGAACGCTTTACTCACATTGATACCGAAGAAGTTAAAACAAAATTGATTAGTGATTTATCATACGCATCTAAAATGGATGTACGTGAATACACCTTATATCAGAAATGGTTAGAAGTACATGAAAGGTATCCAACCAGAGAAATGAATACAATATTATCCTTCTTTGATGATACAAGTAGTTCTTCTCAAGTACAATTGGTTGATATGAACCAAAGTAAAATGGTTAATCAAGTTAAGTCAAAATTTTGGATGCCAAAAGAACCAGATGACTATGAAAAATTAAGACCTGTATTGAAGTTATCAAATGGTAATGATGATAAAGATTTTACTGCTGAACATTGGAATACTATACGTACCTTTTCTTCCACGATGAAGAACAATTCTAATATTGGTCGTAATTTATTCTACACAGTAATGGATGGACAAACCGAAAAGTACCTTGGTGTCATTTGTATTTCATCTGACTTCTTAGACCTTACACCAAGAGATAAGGCCATTGGTTGGCCTAGAGATATTAAAACTACTGGCAACATGATTAATCATACCGCAATTGGTTCCACAATTGTTCCATTGCAACCATTAGGTTTTAATTATATGGGTGGCAAGTTACTTGCCTTATTATGTTTATCTGATACAGTACAAAACGATTGGAAGGTAAGATATGGAGATACACTCGTTGGTGTTACTACTACTTCTCTTTATGGCAATACAAAGTCCGGTGGTCTTTCTCAGTATGATGGCTTGGAACATTGGAATAAAATGGGTTTCTCATCTGGCTCGGTCGCTTTTGAACCTTCTCGTAAGACTGTCAACATGGTTTACGATTGGGTGAAAGAAAATTATACTGAAAAATATTTTGAATGGTGGGAAGCCAAGAATCCAAAAGGTCTGCCATTGAAACGTGACCACAAAAACCGAACACTTAATTTTGCATACTCTAAGTTGGGTATACCAAAAGAATTAATTCGTACAGAACACCAGAGAGGAATCTATTTCTCGCCTCTCTATAACAACACCAACGAATTTCTCCGCAAGGAGATTGGTGATAAAGAACTGGTTAAGTCGTTTGATACCAGTGAAGAAGCCTTAACGCAAATTTGGAAAACCAAATATGCTAAAGGCCGTATATCAATGTTGAAGAAAAAGAACACTGTATCTTATGAATCCTTGTTCTATGATGACTTGATATACCTGTCTTGGGGAGAAACCAAGGCAAAGTATTTGCCACAAGTTGGCAGATAATTCAAGTATGCCGCCAGGATGCTTGACAGAAGTACTATATAATAGTATAATGGGAATACTTGTGAAAACAAGACTTTGAAACTTTGTCATTAGGAGAAAATTATGACTAAACTATCCGCAAAACAACGTATGTTGAATGCTTTGATCAAACCAGAAGGTTACAACACCTTCACAGTCGAGCAAGCACGGCGCCGCTTTGGTGTTACCAATGTGTCTGCTCGTATCGATGAACTTCGTCAAGAAGGTCACGTTATCTACACTAACACTAAGCGTAATGCTGATGGTGTTAAAGTTGCTTCTTATCGTATCGGTAAGCCAACTAAAGCTTTGGTTCGCAAAGCA